GGTGCGTATGGCAGCGTCGGTCTTGACCAGCCTGAAGATGATGCAGATCTGACTGCATACTCAGAGCTGACTGAATCTTGGGCAGTGTCTGCTGTGCAAGCCAAGCTTGGTGGTGCGGACAAGGTTGCTGAAATCGAAGCTGCGCTCCAAGCACAAATCGACGTGCAGCGCACTCCTGTTTCAGGTTCTGGAGTTCCCTGGTGATGCAGCGTCCAGATCCAATGATCGCTGCTAAGCCTGGTGCGGAGGACGTACAGGCTATGGCGTCGAGAACGCTATGGCTTGAAGAGCTGTACTTCCTTGATGGTCGCGACCAGATCAGCCACCCTCAATATGGTCTGTTTACAGGTCTGGCTCTGAAGTATCAGAACTTGACTTCGACTGACGGTATCTGATGGCTAAGTCACTTAGCGGACAGAATTTTGTCCCTAGCAAGCCAAAAAAGACACGTCAAGGTAATGGATCACATTCAAAACCGTCCCATGGACGGAAGAAGTATCGTGGCCAGGGAAAACGTTAGCTCTCTTCCAAATGTTCAAACTTCTCATTGCGAGTGGTGTCGCCGTTTCAGCAGCTGCGCTGGCATCTCCTGCTCAAGCCGACGGTTTTTACCTGAACCCTGAGTGGAACGGTGCCTGGTCTGGTTCTAACTTTGGCGGTGCCGTTCTTGACGGTCACGTTGGCTATGAGTCCGGCGCCTTCTACATCCAAGGTGGTCCTTCCTGGCTGCAGCCTGATGCAGGCAGCACCTCTGTTGGCTTCTCTGCCAAGACTGGTGTTTCTGCCCCTGTGTCAGAAAAGCTCGATGCTTACGGTGAGGTTTCTTTCGCCAAGTACGACGGTTCTGACGCTGGCTATGGCCTGAAGACTGGCGTCAAGTACAAGTTCTGATTAACTTGAACTAGCAGAGCTGCCCCTTCCTCGCCTCACACGGGAAGGGGTTTTTCTTTATCCATGCACTTATGAGCACCAAACTCAACGGCAACAGGTTCTCCCCCATGGGCAGCCGCGTTCCAACAGAGCTTTTGCCAACAGCTATCCGTTATGAACATGCACGAGCAGTGCTGTTTGATCAGTTTGGCCAGCACAGTAAGGCTAGAGAGTGTGAAAAGCTGAAGCGCTATTACGAGCGCCGTAGCATGGACGAGTGCGTTTAAGACTCATGCAAAAGGTCTACAACCTGCTCGGCGTCCTGGGCTTTGCAATGTCTGGGACGATGGCTGTCATGGGCGTGGTGGCTTACACCCGTGTCCCATCAATGGTCAAAAACTACGTCAGCAACGTAAAAGTTGAGCTGACAAAGACGATCCTTGATTCAGTGCCCGTCCCAGAGGTGCCTAAGCTGCCCAAAGCAACTGGGCCAGCAATCCCAAGTCTGAAGTGAGCGATCAGGTCAACTCACCAGCGCATTACACCAAAGGTCGCGTCGAAGCTATCGAGGTGATTGAGGATGTGGTCGCTGGTGCGCCTGATGCTGTCACCGGCTATCTAGTGGGGCAGACCATGAAGTACTTGCTGCGGGCATGGCACAAAGGCAACACCGTGCAGGACCTGCAGAAAGCCGCTTGGTATCTGAACCGTGCTATCGACAGGTTCAACGCTTAGGTGACCATCTTGGTATTCGCGGTTGGATCATCGTCATGAGCTTCAGGCCCGAAGCCTTCCGCCTTGATTTTCGCCATGTCCAGTTCTGGCGTGGGTGCCTCAGGTTTCTTGTCAAACGATGCCAACCACTCTCGTAGTGCGTCACCCGTAGGCGTGCCTTTAGGCCACTTCACCCATTTGAGGATTGCCTTTGGATCGGTAAATGGCCTGGCAGATTTGCCGCACAATACGGTGTAAACAACAGGCGGACCCTCGCGTCTGCGGTTACGTTCAATCCACAGCTGTCCTGCTGTAAACCGCTCTGACTTCATGCCTGACATACCTGATATTGAGATACCGACGATTGAAATACGGCCCATCCCTGAGCCGCGTGTTTTCCCACCGCCAGTCACGCAGAACTTAGCGCCGCGTCCGATATATCAAGTGCCTGGTTGTGCCAGGGTTCATAGAGATGCACATCTAAATCCATCCCTGCTGCGGGATGACCCAAATGGGGTCGGTATTTCTTGTCCTGAGGGTGAAATGCCCAGCTACGTCCCTTTGGACTGGAACCCACGGAGGCTGCAGATTATTGAGCCGACACCTGTACAAAACCAAGAGCAAGAGGAGCCGCCTGCACAGCAAAAGGCTGACCCCAAGCCACCACCACCAGAAAAAAAGCCACCACCGGAAGTGAAGTGCCCGCCAGCAGACGCAACAGAGGTTGGCACGCTGTCACCCAATGGGCGAAAGATTCTGGAGTCCTACGAGCTGGTGGATGGCGTCTGCAAAGAGGTTTACCGGAACGTTCCTGTGACTGAGCAGCTGGTCAAAGCAATCCCGTCGCCTTACGAGGCAGCACAGACCGCAGGCATTGCTGTTGTTGCAACCACCGCTGCACTGAGCACGCCGTTTTTGGTGCGGATCATCAAGCCAGTGGTCAAAAAGGCACTGACAAAGGTCAAAGAGATAATTACTCGTAAAAAAGAGGATCGACCGTCTACTTTCCAGCGGAGGCAGGAGCAGCGGAAGGCACGGAAATAGCGTGGGTGTGTGGCGCCATCTTCACGGGCGGCACCGTAATGATCAAGTCGCTGCAGACCACCGACATTTGACCTGTGAACTGCACGCCAGCTTTTGCCAGCTCACCGCACTGCTTAGCTCTGAACAGCTCGTGCTCAAGGCGTTTAGTAGCCAGCAACTGCTGCTGAAGTTGGATGTTTGTGTCAACAGCTCGCTTGCATTGATCACCAAGACGGCGATCTAATGGCACAGAGAACGTGGCCGTGATGCCGTAGTTCAAAGACCTGCGGTCTTTCTCAAAACGTGGCAGCTCTGAGTAGTACAGGACCTCTCCTGGAGAATCAGGCTCGCCATTCTCATCTGCATCGGCTGTTGAATACACAGGTGTGCGCGTAACTGACTCGAATGGCAGGTCAAAATTTCTACTGCCTGTGACGAAGGGAGAGACCGTAAGCGTTGGGCCGGGGCACTGAATCCCCTGTGACATCCGGTAGACAGGATGCGGTCCGGTCATCATCTGATAAGCGTTATTGACCACTGAGCCCGTTGATGTCGAGCTTGGGTTTGCAACAGTTGTATTCGCGTAAGCAGGACTGGTAAGTGCGGTAATTACTGCGAGAAGACCGAGGTACTTTCGGTGACGCTTTCTGTGGTGATGGTCCTTTGAACCTGAGTCACCGCATCGAGGCCGGGAGCCATAAATGACTCTGTGATGCTCCAACTTGCGCCAGGGTTGACGACTTGCCATTGAGGTTTGGTTTCAAGGTTTGGGCTTGTCCAAGAGAAGTTGACCCCGCCAACAGTTTGATTGCTCGTAACTGTGGCCTCTGGTGAAATAGGCACATCGCCTACAGGCTCAACATTGTGGCCAGCTGCTGAGTAGCTGTAGCCCGTTCGGTAGTTGTAACTGGTTATGGATTCTTGAATAACTGTGGTTGATTCAACCCTGCTATTCAACTGCCCCTGCGTAAATTGCGGGACAATTGGTGCTGCCATCACTGAACTAGGCAGCAGCAAAAGCAGCAGCCAAGCCTTAGTCAATTTCCAACTCAACCTTGGTGGACAAGATGGCTGAGGTGCCCGCATCACCCGCAACGACCGTGGCTTGGCCAGAACTGGTCACCGTGGCGGCCAAAGATCCTGTTTCGCCACCTGCACCAGTGATCGTCGTGGCCATCACCGGGAGTGCAGGCACAACACCATTAGTCACCGTGGTGCCAGCGCTCGGAATAGTGTCACCAACCGTCAGGCTTTCCGTCAGGGAATAAGCCGAGCCAGCAGTGGTCACCTCGTAGTCCGTGTTCACGATGTCCGGCACGCCGTTGGTGATGGTGGACATGTCCAAGCCACCAATGCGGTTGTTGGTTGTGGTGCTGTTGGCTGTCACTGATGGAGTGACGTTGGTGCCTTGACTGCTGTAGGTGGTGCCGCCACGAGTAGCAGAGCTATACGCCTGATCCACCGAGATCTGGGCGCTTTGGGTCATCACATGCTTAATGTCAGCCTGGGCAGGGGCAGCGAGCAAAGTAATCCCCAATACCAAAAGTGTTCGCTTCATTTGGTGGTTGAAGTGGTGCTTTTACTTTCAAGGTTAACGCTTTCATCTTTTTTCTTCTTGCCCGTTCTGTTCATGGTCAATCCATAGCTGGCCGCAGTCGAACTAAGCAGTGACGCGCTAAAAGTCACGTCGATTTGACCCTTGAAATAACCGACGTAATTAGCGGTGATAATCGCCATCGCCCACAGCATGATTGTGATGCGGACAAAGTCGCCAAGCCAACCATTGCTGTGGTCTTCCTGTTCCTGGCCTTGCGCATCGTTGCTTTCTGCCATGATGGTTTGACGCTAGAGGTCGAATGGTGGTTGAAGTCTGGGCTGCAGTAGCTGGAGCGTCTGTCGGCGTAGCTTCAGCTGGGCTAACGGGGATGAGCCGTCAGAGCCAGCAGGGACGTGACTCCCTGATACGCCTTACGACCGCTGTAGACAACCTAGCCAGTCGCCTTGATGTGCTTCATGCAGACATCAGGACTCGCGATCAAGAAATTTTTGCGCGATTGGCGAATCTTGAGCAGTCAGTAGCGCGACTGGAAGGACATAGCAATAGGAACTAAGGTATTGATGCTGTTCAAAACAGTCTCATGCTTTTAGTAATCAAGCCCTTGGTTATGACCATGTGGCGTTCAAGGGCATTTAAAGAGCTGATTGTGGCAATGCTCGAAAAGATCGTGACTCGTACTGACAACGATCTCGATGATCTTGCCGTGAAGCATCTGAAAGAGCTGCTTCTGCCTGACACTCGTGTTGAGAAGTGAAGCTGTCCGCGTTTTCCGCGACTGGCTGGTTCATTGCAGGCAGCGCGGTCACGTTTTTGCTTTGCAGCTCAATGCTGGTTTTCATCGCCGGATACAGCACTGGCGTAAACAGTTGCGACCAAGCAACATCAGACCAGCTTTAGCTGTAACTGGTGTGTTGAGCCTGCTGCCTTTTTTCCAGTTTTTCCGTGGTACGCCCCACCAGTTGGCTGCAATTAAACAGCTTGAAGAGTCGCTGCCAGCGCAATTACTGGAGGAAAACGAGGCGGATTGGTTTCAGGCGTGGAAGGAGAGTGGGTATGACCAGCAGATCTACATGCCCTACTTCCGGCAGTGGGACAACAAAACCGGAA